CCACTCAACCAATGCCAACATGCGAAGGAGTACAAGCGATGAAACTAACACGCCGAGGTAAGCAAGTCAGAGCAATGTTTATTTATGTCTTAATACTCAGTGCAATCTATGCGGTATCAGTTGCACTAGGTGTCTGGGAGATTCCTGAATCATGCTTAGTCGAGCAAGTCGGGTGTCCTGCTGGGCATCCTCTGCCTTAAGACATAGTGTGACCAACATCACACCACAAATGTTTGACTATCAACCCGCCAACCTATTGAATACAACTACCAACTACAGACAGGAGAACATCATGGCAACATGGACACACAGCAACGGCGACATCATCGTCACCGAAAGCACCACATACACAGTCACCCGCAACGGCGTGACTCTTACTACAAATGTAGAGCGCTGGACTACCAGTGCCGAACAATGGATAGCCAACGACATCAAGGCTGGCTACTACACAGGGTTCGTACTTAAGACAGGAGAAAACAAATGAAAGACTGGACGACCTACTGGTATGTATGTACCTCATGCGATTCAAGCATGGAGGTAACGACCAAGCGCACTAGAAACATCGCGCCTAAATGCACATGCAAGCACAGCCACATCGTGCTATGCCAGACCACCCAACCATTACTTAAGACAGGAGCATAACTAACATGGCACTACCAGAACACACACTAGAAGCATTAACCAACGGCGCTAACCACATGACATTCAATGAGAACGGAGAGATGACCAGCGCAAGCGGTTCAGGCGTGGACTTATACATCCTGCTATCTCTCATCAGTTGGATTGAGTTAGAACTTAAGACAGGAATGAAGATGACCCGACATGGAAGCACCCTTAAGAAGGCGAACGAGATGCTGGGTACCAATTACAAGCGCAAGCAACAGGCACTTGACCACCTCAAGGCATTGATGTCAGTACTTAAGACAGAGGAGCAGAGCAATGGCTAATGTTTGGAAGTCATCAGTTACAAAGGGCATGACCAAGCACCTCACCGAACAGGAATTGTCAGACCTCGTGGCTAAACTAGATGATGTTGTCATGATGGTGTGTCAGTCGTATGAGATTGGGGCTTAAGACATGAAGAAAGTAAAGCGATACGAAATTACAGTATCTAAGTGTGTCTATCACTTAATAGATGAGTTCGATAGCGAGGAGGAAGCACGAGCGCACTATTAAAATGCGTGACACCCTTGGCAAAGTGCATGGCTCATTCGGCAAGCCAGTTTTCTATGACTTGGAGGAGGTGACGAGTGAGTGAGACGGAACTTAAACAGATACACAGCGCAATTAAGAGAGCAAGGTCACAGCGAAACGCGACCACAAATAACGAGGACTTCGACTACTGGCAAGGCATAATGGAACACCACCTAGAAAGACTAGGTGTATTACTTAAGACAGGAGAAACAAATGCAACACGAAATTAAGACTGGCGCTATGACTAAAGGGGTGACAGCCTACGACAAAGACTTCGACCTCATCATTGATGGCGTAGAGACACGAGTAATCCTACATTGGGATGACAACGATGGCTTTGAACTTACATGGCTGGACAAGGAAGGCAGGTTCATCACCTCACCTGATTGGCTTGATGAGATAGAAGATTTCTGTCTTAAGTTAGATAGCACCGAGCCACACAGCAAGGTGAAACTATGATAATCATGGAGTGCAGGAGTTGTGGCACCACAGTAGAGAACCCAAAGACAATGAACTACATGACAGAAAGATGCACGCCTTGTGAATTAAGACACAGAGAGCAAGCCAACCGCGCTATTGATACATACCTCGATAGCATACGAGAGCAGGAGTTACATCAATGAGAGACATCCATCCACACGCACGCATCTGGATTGTGACAGCAGTAGGTCTAGCCGTAGCGCTGGTAGTTACAAAGCCTAGTGTTCTGGTGCATCAGCCACAGGGTAGAGTGATTGCCTACTACGAGAACGATTACCAACGCTATGCCATTGACCAACTCACCAAGCAGGACAAACTTGAGCAGTGGTCATGTCTGTATGAACTCTGGAAACGCGAGTCTAACTGGCGACCAAAAGCAAAGAACAAAACATCTAGTGCCATGGGTATCCCTCAGTTACTCGACAGTACATGGGAGAACATCGGTCTTAAGCCATCATGGAATGGCAGGAAGCAGATTGATGCTGGGCTTGTCTATCTCGAACACAGATACGGGTCAGGCAATAACATCTGCAAGGCATACGCTCACCACCTAGCCAAGGGCTGGTACTAACATGAAGCCACAGTTCCACACAGTTATTAGTGAAGTCGGCAGTAAGAACAGATACAACAGGGGCATGATTAGTTATGTCTTAAGATACAACTCTCGCTTATGGGAGAAGGCTATGTGCAAAGGCATAGACACCGAAGTTTTCTACCCAGTGCAGGAGTTGTTTACTCGTGACGAGGAGCGCATGATTGAGAAGATGTGCATTGAATGTCCAGTCATGATGGCATGTCTTGAGTGGGGCTTAGCCCACGAAAGGTATGGGGTATGGGGTGGCACGACACCACCTATGCGACACAAGATGCGAAAGCGTATTGGCTGGGGTTTGACAGACCCACAACATGGGCAATAGAATTATCTAGCACACAAGCCAAGCGTTTGTGTGCATAGAAAAGCCCAGCGATTCTCTCCTGTCTCGCTGGGTTTCTCTATGTATTAAGCCAGATTAAGTTCCTTAGCAAGCATAAACACTTCATCACTTAAGTCATCCAAAGTTCCATCGTTATAGATAACATGATTAAACATGTAGTTATTCATCGCATGCTCAGATGGGTGTCCATTGACAGCGCTATGGTTGTGGCGATTGATACGCCATAGAGAACCACTAAGTTTCTTGATTGCTTCTGCTTCATTAGGAAAGCGCACATCAGATACAACAACTTTATCTTCTGGCTTAAGACCTGACAATGCAATGTTAATCCAGAAGTCATCGCCAAACATCTTGCGCCCAACATCTGTACCTAGTACCTGCAATAGTCTGCGTACCTCTGGGTCACGCTTAGTTACATCCCAGCCATAGTCCTCAACGCGGTTGGCTATGTGTGTGATGCTATCCAACTTAGGGTTGAGTCTCATCAAAGCCTCACGCATAGGGTCAGCGAAAGCGATACGGCGGTATCCGTAATTAAGACATAACAATTCTGCCGTGCTGTCCTTGCCTGATTGTGCGTATCCACTTAGTCCGATAATCATTTCTTATACTTCCAATCTACCCATAGTTCAAAGCCTCTACCAATAACGATACCTACCATCAACCCAATTAAAAAACTTTCCATTACTTATCTCCTACTTCATCTCGTGCTTGTGCATTAGTGCGGTTGCGCCTGCGTTCATACCATGTTGGTTGCTCACCACCGAGTCTGTCTTGCAACTTAGTTAGCGCACGCTTGACTCTCTTACGCATTGCTTCCTCAGTTATGCTGTAAGACTCAGCCATTGCAGCCAACTCCATACCACCTTCGTGATAGCGCATCTTAAGTAAGTCTCTGTCTGCCTCTGATAGTTTCTCCAGCCCAGCCATGACATCTGATAGCAACGCCATACGATTGCCACCTTCTGCTGGCTTACTTGACTTAGAGATAAACTCATTACTTAAGTCAGGAGTATCTGACCATCCCTCATGTGTCCACACATCACGCAATAGTTCATGCAATACCTCGTGTGAATAGTAGAAAGTATCTGACATAGGCGAGCGCGAGTAACGCTGTCTCTCTTTAGCCACATACTTCTGTGCCTCATTAAAGAAAGTCTTACGCAACTTGTACTTAAGACTGTCCTCTTGTTGCCACTGCTCTATCTTGTGCCAATGTTCCAGCGCCCACAAAGATAGGTGTTGGTACATGTCATCAGTAGTTACTAAGCCACGATGGATGCGACCTGAACGAGAGGCTATCTGTTTTGCGAGGGCATAGATTACTTCCCATACCTCGTCTTGTTTATCCATCTACTGTTTCCACCTTCTCATTCTTTAACTTCCGCATTGCCGTGAGTAAATCATCTACTGTTATGAGGTAACCCTTACTCCTATTCGGGGGTATCTCACATGTAATCTCTCGACCAAACTCTTTAATGGCATACAACACATGGCTTGTAGGTACCATGAGTACACCTTGTTCCAATACAAATGCCCAGTAAGCAGCCTCAGTTACCATAATTCCTGATGGCTCCCACGATTTAGACTTCATGTACCAGCACTCAACTTCAATGTAAAGATTGTTAGTAACCCACCACTTGCGGTCACGCTTAACCTCTACAGTCTTGCCTTCGGTAAGGAGTTCTTCTACTAACTTCTCACCCTTTCTGCCGTACCCAAAATCTAAATCAAAACTGGAGTTTTTAGCCATGTCTTAAGACCCAACGCGTTTGCGTAAGCCTTCTGCCCCTTCTTGTAGGTAAACATCATTGACATCACAGTTGTCTGGCATGAACACAGGGAACACATTGTCTAACTCTCGTGTTATGTTCTTCGCCATCTCTCTACCTGCATTGTCACCATC